ATGGGCACGATCACGCGGCGGAAGAACAAGAGCGGAGAGGTGAAGTACACCGCTCAAATCAGGCTGCGCCGGCAAGGGCGCATAGTCTATCAGGAAACCCAATCCTTCGATTTCAAGCAGACGGCGCGCGCCTGGTTGTTGCGGCGAGAGTCCGAGCTGGCGGCGCCGGGCGCCCTGGAGCGCGCCCAGCGCAAGGGGGCCACGGTTCGGCGGATGATCGGGCAGTACCTGGAGGAATTCGAGAACGTCCGCCCGCTGGGCAAGACCAAGCGGGCGACACTGTTGGCCATCGCCGGCTCCTGGATTGGTGACCTCCAGGACGTCGACATCACCAGCCAGAAGCTCGTCGAATACGCGCAGTGGCGGCACAGCAAGGAGGGGGGTGGAGTACAGGCGCAGACGATTGGCAATGACCTGTCCCACCTTGGCGCCGTGCTTTCCATTGCCCGGCCGGCCTGGGGCTACGAGATCGACCCGTTCGCGATGCCCGATGCCCGGAAAGTGCTGAAGAAGCTGGGGCTAATCAGCAAGAGCAAGGAGCGCGATCGCCGGCCCACCCTGGAGGAGCTCGACAAGCTCCTCGAGCACTTCTTCGAGATGCAGCACCGCCGGCCCAGCTCGATCAACATGCCCAAGCTCATCGCGTTCGCCATTTTCTCAACCCGTCGACAGGAAGAGATCACGCGTATCCGCTGGGACGACCTGGACGAGCAGCGCCAGGCGGTGCTGGTGCGGGACATGAAGAACCCGGGACAGAAGATCGGCAACGACATCTGGTGCCACCTGCCGGATGAGGCTTGGGCGATCCTGCAGAGCATGCCCAGGAGCTGCCCGGAGATCTTCCCGTACAACGCCGAATCCGTCTCAGCGTCTTTCACCAGGGCCTGCCAGTTCCTAGAGATCCGGGATCTCCACTTCCACGACTTGCGCCATGACGGCGTGAGCCGGTTGTTCGAAATGGATTGGGACATTCCACGGGTGGCGAGTGTTTCGGGTCACCGGGACTGGAATTCGATGCGGCGGTATACCCACCTTAGAGGGCGCGGTGACCCATATATCGCGTGGCTTTGGCTGAAGCGAATTATTGCTACGCCAGTTGTGCTTGGCGCGCGGGGCAATTAAAACGTGCGGGTTGGGCTAGTAGCCGAAAATGGACGTTCGTTATGGTTCTGGAGCAATTCTTAAGTCGGTCGGATGAGCTACATCAATCGATTCTTGGCTTGATCGGCGATTCAGAGATTTACCCTGGGGAGCGCTTTCTAACGAGCTTCGGCATGTGCAGTCTTTCCTTGGAGCACGCGCTGAGCATTCGCACCCTGATGGCTATTGGTCTCCAGACTTCAGCCGCGAGCTTGCTCCGATTGCAATTTGAAAGCCTGACTCGCGGTATGTGGCTGCTCTATGGTGCTAGCGACGCTGTCGTTGAAAAGCTCACGGCACCCCTTACGCCGGATAGTGAGCAGGCAGCCAAGAACCTTCCTTCAGTGGATGAAATGATCAAGCAGATGGCTGCCAAGGCTCATCCTGATGCGATTCGAATGCTCAATGAGTTCAAGGAAATTTCCTGGAAGGCCCTCAACTCTTTTGTGCATTGCGGAATTCACCCGCTCCATCGACATGTAGGCGGGTTCCCTGAGCAATTGGCGATGCAGGCCGTGCAAAACTCAAATGGCTTGTTGACCATGGCAGGGATGACGATGGCAATTCTCACGGGGGATGAGAATTGCACCAAACCGATGAGCAAGATTCAGCATCAGTTCAAAGATTGCCTCCCGATACTGATTACCTAATAGCTCGTCCCATCAGCTTGTCCTGCTCCACCACCGCCTTCTTGTGCCGCGCATCCAGGTATGCCGCCAGATCCCGCACATGCACCCCGCGCGCGGTCTTCTGGCTGCCCTCCAATCGTACGATTGGCAGGTCGATCTCCCCGGCCAGCACCTTGCGCTGGAACTTCTCCGGGCTGAGATGGCTGAAGTAGTCCGCGCATAATCGGTCCAGCGGGACGATGGCGGTGGCGCCGTACTGCGCCATAAGCAGGAATAGCGTGTTCATGTTGTTCTCCATTTTTTAATCACGCGCGGAAGATCCAGCACTTCACCGTCCCCGGCCTCGCCAGCATCGGGTTACGCAAGGCATGGTGGCTGCGCACGGCGCTGTCCACCGCCTTGCTGGCGCCGAGGAACTTGTGCGACTGGCTGTTTCGCAGCACGTCGCGCAGGGTGCCGACGTCGGCCAGCTGCTGGCGGTGTTCGCTGGCGCGCTGGACGAATTCGTTGAGGTTGATGGCGATCAGGTCCGGGTTCTTGCTGTGGTTCACCACTGGGCCGTCGTCCAGGGACTCCAGGTACTCGAACACCTCCCAGAACTCGGCCACGGCCGGGTGATCAGCGCTGATGGCAGCCTGACGCTCCAAGGCCATCTGCACTATGCAGCGTTGGGTGTCGCTCACATGGTGGTCGCTGAGCTGCACCACGAGGCGTAAGCAGTCCAGGGCAGCCAGCAACTGCGCGTGGTTCTTGATGATCCGCTCCACGCGGATCTGCCCGCGCAGCGTGTTGCCGCAGTGGCTACAGGCAGCTTGATCGTCGCTGCTTGAATATGGCTCACCACAGACCACGCAATGGGTATGCAAGCGGCGCAGCCGCGCTTCGTGCTCGGGAATGCGTTCGGCAAGGCGATTCAATACGGCCGCTTCCTGCTTCACCGCATGCAGCAGGAAATGGCTCAGGCGGGCCCCGTCCAGGGCGTTGAGGTTGTCGGCGGCCTCGCGGCTTTCAGTGGTGGCTGTGAACCGCTGGAAATGCAGTTTGGCGATACGGGTAAGAATCGCCTCGGAGGCACTGACGGCGGCGTTCTGGCTGATGACGATGGTGCCGCGAAAAGGCGGCTCATAGGTTTCGTTGCCGGAAGTCTTCATGCCTCGGGTGCGCAGCGTACCGCCGCCGAAGAAGTCCTTCAGCTCGTCGAAGTCGAACGACTTCTGGTGGGCTCGGTCCGGTTCGTTGCGGTCGCCCTCGATCAGCACCACCGGCATCCCCGCCACCTGGCCCATCAGGCGCGAGCGGCCTGCCGTGGAAGATTTGGACGGGTCGAAGCCCTCGTAGCCAGCGCGGCCGAGCAGCTTCCAGAGGAAGGTAAGCAGGGTGGTCTTGCCCGCGCCGGCCTCGCCCGTCACCTCCAGGAAGGGGAAAGACTGCCAGCGCTCGCGGATCTGCTCGGCGAACAGCGAAGCAAAGAAGAACGTCAGCGCAACCACGCCCTGAGCGCCGAAGCAGGTCCAGAGCAGGCGCAGCCAAGTATCGTCGTAGCGTTTCGAGTCCCGCTCCGGGCGGATGACGATGGACTTTTGCAGGCTTTTCAGGCGCAGCTTTCCGAACTCGAAGAAGTCCTCCGCGTTCACTTGGTTCACCACGCCATTGCGCACGGCCACGTCGCCAAACACGTAGCAGCCGTGCTCCTTGCTGTAGCCCACGTAGTCGATGGTCTCCACGGTTTTCAGGCCGTAGAGCTGGTCCTTCATGATCTTGTCCAGCTGCTGGCCGCTGCCGGTGAATACGGCGCCGGCGGCCATGCTCAGCAGGCGTTTCTTGAACTCACTGGCCGCTGCCACCTGGGCGCCGGTGAAGGTGTTCTTCACGCTTGGGCCGTCATGGGGGAAGTCCACCCGGAAGTAGTACCAGGACTCGTCGGTGATCTCGTTGCGCTGGAAATACAGCGCTTCCGGGTAGCAGTTGGCGATCTCGGTCACGCAGCCGGATTGGCGCAGTGCCTTCTCGCGCATCTGGCGATTGTTGAGGAGCTGGTCGTCGTGGTGGTCGCTGCTCTCCAGCGCCTGGACCGCCTTGTTGAACTTCTCCAGGTCCAGCTTGAACCAGTACAGGCGCTGCCCGAAGCCAAAGTGGAACTCCTGCCGCTCCCGCCATTCGTACATCAGCAGCGCCTTTTCCGAAGCCGTTTCGGCCAACAACAGGGCGCCGAAGTGACGGGCCTCCTCGAGGGCACGGTGGCGCAGTTCGGCGCGCTTGTCGTCGTCGCTCACGAAGCTCCAGCGCTGGTGCAGGTCATTCCAGTCCAGCTTGCGGCTGTCGGGCTGCGGAATCTGCGCCGCCTCGCAGGCATAGCCCAGATCCCGCGACTGCTGCACCCACTTCTTCGTGTAGCGGTGCGCCCCGGGCTCGTTGTCCAGCGCCCACACCAGCTTCGGCAGCTTGCCGCCGCGGTTGCGTGCCAGGGCCTTGAGCGACTCTTCCGGGTAGGCATTGGACGAGAGCGCCGCCACCGCTGCGATGCCGTGGTGGAGCAGGGCGATGGCGTCGAAAATACCCTCGACAATCCAGAGCTCCTTCACCTCGAACAGATCCACGCAGGGCGGGCACCACCACACGCCCTTGTAGCTTTCTCCGGGCTTGAAGCGGGCCTTCTGCTTGCCGAAGCGATGGGGCCGGTCGATCAGCCGTTCCCAGTAGCCGCCTTTCTCCAGGGCGAACCGCACTGTGGCCGAGCCTTCGCCCAGCTCGCGGTGCCAGAACTGCTCCTGGCTGAACCAGCCCTCGATCAGCTCCAGGTGAAAGCCCCGGGCGAACTCCAGGTAGGCGCGGGCGGTGGCGGTGGGCTGCTGGTCCGTTGCCGGTACCCGGTCGCTCCAGTCGTCGAACAGGTCCTCGTACAGCTCCTTCACATGCCACTGCTGGCCGCACTTGCTCTCGCGGCCGCAGTGAACCGTCCAGGGCGAGTCAGACCGGCAATACAGCTCCCGCTGCCCACAGGCCGGGCAGGTGCCCTTGCGCAGGTACAGCGTGCCCTTGACCTCCTGCAGCCCGTAATCCGCCTGCAGGCGCTGCAGGAGCTCGCCGCGCAGTGCATCCCTCATCGTTGCAGTTCCAGATTGCGTACCGCCTCTCGTGCTGCCTGCAGCGTGCGGGAGAGGGCGGCCAGGGCCGGGTAGTCGTCCAGGATGCGGCGGGTGCGAATCTCCGCCGGCACCGTGCGGTAGCGGTCAGCGAACCACTGCAGCTGTATCGAATGCTCGTACTGAGCCACCAGGAAGCGGTGATAAGCGCGGACCTGCTTGGGCGTGAACTCCAGGTGCAGATTGACGGTGCGGGTCATGCGGATCTCCTTGCGCTGGGCGTAGCTCACCCAAACCCATGGCAATGGGCGGGCGGAATTTGCTCAGGGGTGGTGGGTGAGAGTGACGGGGCGTTGGTCCAGCAGGCGCTGGGGCAGGAGGCGGAGCGGGATGGGGAAGCGCAGGTTGTTCCGGTAGTCGATCAGGTAGGCCACTGTGGCATCGGGCTCGACAACCCAGTCGATGCCCAGCCAGAGCGGCTCCTGCCGGCTAAGCAACTCGTTCCAGGCCAACTGGCTGACCTTCTGCGCGAGGAACAACGGCACCTCGAGGGCGGTGCTCAGGTGGCGCACGCAACTCTCGTACAGCAGGTCCGCATCGCTCAGGTACTGCTCCTTGTGCCGGCGCAGGTAGGCGAGGGCGGCAGCTTGCATCGTGGTGCTGTAATCGCGGGTTTCCATACTCATGGCTAGGCCTCCATCAGGGTGTCCAACAGATCCAGCTGGTTGGTTGGGGTGGCGGACGTCATTGCGGCGCGGCGCAAGGCCCTGTCTGCCAGGGGCAGCTGCACGGCCGGGTTGGCCATGCCGCTGGGGCTAAGCTCGTGGGTCATTTCAAACTGCGCCCGCACGCTCCAGCCGCAGGCCTCGTTGCAGCACTGCAAATAGGCGATGCGCAGGAAAATGTGCGTGCCTTCGCTGGTGCGAATGCGCATACGGCTTTGGCAGTGCGGGCATACGAGCTTGTAGGTGCTCATTGATTCAGCCGGCCACTGCGTCGCTACGAATTGCGAGTGTGACCGGCTCGCGCAGTGGATTGCGCATCAGCAGGTCTTTACCCCAACGGGCGACAAACTCGGGCGGCAGGTCCATCGCGACCCCGTTGTCGACGCACTGAGTGTCGAATCCTGCCTGGTTGAGGCAATGGGCGATGAGTAGCAGCATCGTGTCTTGTGCCATGCCCATACCGCCGCAGATCTCGATCCGGATGTCGTTCCCTTGGTGCGGGATCGGGTTGTGATGTGCGTCCATGAAACACTCCCTATGGATGGTTGAAACGCGAAGCCTCCAATCGGCCCCTGGTTACTTCTGTTGCACCAGGACCAGCGTTCGGCCGCGCCCTGGTGCTCGATCGGCGTGCTTGCGCAATGCCTGCTTGGCCAGCCACTCGGCCACCTGCTGAATGCTCTCCAGCCCCTGCTGCTGGCGAACCTGTTCCAGGAGCTCCAGTTGATCAGGGGTGAAGGTGAGGGTTTGGTCTGGCATCTCTTCGGCTGCTCGTGTGGGCCTGCTTTCAGGCGCGGGCCTGGGGGATGCTGGCGCTGTCCAGCACGGCTGTGGCTTCGCGCATCACCATCTCGCGCAGCAGGGTGGCGAGCTGCTCGCCCTTGTAGTTGGCCAGCGCCTTGATCAGGTCGTGCTCGTAGTCGTCGAAGCGCAGCACAACCCGGTTGTCACGAACGCGGCGAGGGTCTGGATACATGGCAGTCGTCCCTTACTGGTTGGCCGGTGTGGGCGAGGAGGGGGAGGCTCTTTCGCCTTCCTTGATGCCGAGCAGGACGGCGGCGCGGTGCGCTTCGCCGCGAAGGCATTTCTTCTGGCCGTTGAGCACTGCGTAAACGGTTGAAGGGTGAAGCCCGTTCTGCAGGGCGAAGTCCTTATAGGAGAGGCCCTGACGTTCCAACCGCTCGCGCGCCGCTTTGCACGCTTGCTCGGGTGCGTAGGTGGCATGCATAGTTCAAAACCGTGTGATTTCGCGTGATTTGCGACGTTAATCTGGTGACAAAAATGGCATCTGTAAATGGATCGGTGTCGAAAAATGCACCTATCTAAGGAAATCGGAAAACGCCTACAGGAGCAGCGAGTTTTTCTCGGCTACACGCAGGAAGTGTTCGCTGCGCAACTAGGTGTGGCTAAGCGCACCCAGGCGAGCTACGAAGCGGGGAAGAACGAACCCAAGGCTGGATACCTCAGCCAAGCACTGCTGCTGGGTGTGGACGTGATGTACGTGATGACTGGGGTTAGATCACCCAGGCCGGCCGAAGGGATCAGCGTCGCTGAGGAAAAGATTCTGGAGAACTACCGGGCTCTTGCTGACGAAGATCAAGCATCGGTGCGCCGGCTTACTTCTGCGCTGGCGGAATCGATCCAGAGCAACAAGTTGAACAAAGTCAGCGGCAACTGATCGCTGCAGTTTTGCGTTCGCCGACCAGGTAGGTCGGCGTTTCATTGGATGAATAGGGGAGGGAGCCATGTTCGCAGCGCCTGCTGTCGAAGTTCTTAAGCGGCATACCAATTTATTGGTGATGCCACTCTTTGCTGCTGCGTGGTATGCATCTTTTGGCGTGCCGTTTCTAGAATTCATTTCGCCAAAAGGGTATTGGTTTTACTGGCCAGCTTTCGCTCTCCTGTTCGTTCTTCAGGTTTTTGTAATTTCTGGAGTGGTTCAGGCCGTTGATCTTCTTTCTATACATCTCTCCGTGTACATCCAATCCCTCCGGTTTTGGATGGGGCTCGTATCTTTGACAATCGGATTTATCCCGCTAACTGGTCTCGCTAAAGGTGAAGTGCATAACCTGCTTTGGCCTGTGGCGATGCTGATATTTGGGTTTCATATGTTTAACGATGACTATAGGTTGCTGGGGAGGCGCTAGCAACTTAGTCGTCATGGATGCATTGATATTTTAGGGTATAAAATGAACTCTATTTCGCCGTACACTATTCGCTGCTTTAATCCGGCTGCTGGTAAGAAAAAGGTTGAGGATAATTACTCTCCGCTTGGGAAAATAGGGCAGTTTGATGCATATAAAATTCTTAAGGACTATTTGGAGCCTAAGATGAAAAAGTATCAAATCGTGCCGGGCTCAAATCAAATATATTGTTTTCATGGATTTAAGTTCAATGACGAGCGGCGTCAGTTTGCTGGATATTTGCAGGCTGGGGCGTACGGTACAAAGACTGATATCATAAATATTAAAACGGGGAAAATTGACTTCAAGAAGGCGCAAGATAATGCGGAAATGATAAATCATTATGTTAGGTTTTATGTTCCGAAGGATTTGAATGAAGGCGTAGCTTTGCTTCATAATTATAAGAATGTTGGAGTTAAAACTCTGTTGTATTCTATTTTGGGTGCGGAGTTTGGTAGGGTTACGGGTCGTGTCCTGCAGATGAATCCTTTGGCTTATGGAAAGGCATATAGTGAGTGGGAGAAAGCGGCAGCTAAAGAGATAAAGCTCGTAAGATTTAAAGGTATGGCGAATTACGAGGATCAGATTGCCAATCTTGGTCACAGTGAGCAAGAGTTGATTATTAAGTCTACGCGCAAAAATAAGCTCGGGCAGTTATCTGATTATTACACTGCGGGGACTAAGCAAAGAGAGGCGATTGAAATGCTTTCCCCGCTTTGTGCAGAAATTAAAACGGTCGTCGAACTTGGTGGTAAAAAGAGAACTTTTCGTATTGGTGCCAATCCGAACCAGCAAGTGTGTGAGATTGAGCTTGATGAGTCAGAGGTTCCGGTAGTTGCAGGAAATCCTGATCCCGATAGTCTGCACAAATGGTGTGGTTCTCTTTTGAGAGAGTTTGTGGAGTCTATATATCCTGGAATGGGTATCAAGCCATGAGCTCTAAAGTAAATATACTCTCAATTTTGGGCGGCCATCTAAATACTTTATCAAATGTTGATGGTTCGTGGTCTTGGGCTGATGTCTTTACTTTTATTGTTGTGCCTGTAGCGTTCGCCATTGCAGGTGTAGGTGTTGGGTTTAATCTTAATAAAGATGTATCGTCGCTTCTTGTTAACTTTGGTGCAATATTTACCGCATTGCTTTTGTCGGTTTTGGTGCTTGTTTATGACCAAGAGAGCAAGTTGGACGATAAGGAAGTTCTATACAAAGAGCGAAAAATGGCGGGAGACTCTCTGTATGGAGCTAAGAAAAAATTCCTTGAGCAGCTATACTTCAATATAAGTTATTCGATAATAAGTTCCCTGGTGCTGATTGGGGTTTGCTTCTTTCATTCGGTAATTGATGGCTTTTCAAATGCGGGGATGCAGAATGAAAATTCTGGGGCGCTGATGGTAGCTAAGTATGTGTTGACGCCAGCGGCTGTTATTGTCTCATTGAATTTGATGCTGACGATTATGATGATTGTGAAAAGACTCCATTCCCTGCTTACTTTGCGCTAATTTTATTCAATTATTCTTGGTGTGTGGGTTGAAGGGGTTGGGGGTTCGTTTATGAAGCTGGATATTGGGCATGTATATGTTTTATCCAATCCAGCTATGCCGGGGATCGTAAAGATTGGCCATACTAGAAAGGCTAATGTGAGTATTAGGGCTGGAGAACTGTCATCTAATACATCGATTCCTCTACCATTTATTGTGGAAGATTCATGGTTGGTCGAAGATCCTTTGCTTTGGGAGTCGCGCATACATACGCGTCTTGCCTTCTGTCGTGTTGCTAAGGATCGAGAGTTTTTTAAGATCAAGAGTGCAGAGGCTCAGGCGTATATAAATGTATTGATTTATGGCACTGATGATCTTTTTGATTCAGCTTTGTTGGGTATGTTAAATATCGTTGATTTATACAGGCGCTCGCCTAGGTCGTTTAAGGAGTCTGATTTTCAGTTGGGTGAAATTGAAAAAATCTTGGGCGGATTGACTGAGGGGAGGCTTAGTCCGGAAATTCTTGAGAGAATTAATCTGGTGCTTAAAGGGGCTGCATGAAAGGGATTTGGAAAGTGTTGGATTGGGTGTGTAAGTAAGAGGGCGCTATGGGTGAAAATAAGTCTATGACTGATATTTCCTCTCTCTCAGAGCCGGCAGTAAGGTTAATAGAGAAAATTTCAAATGCTGTGGGTGTGCTATATGAGCCTACGAGGATCGTTAGGCTTGCGGCGGCTGAAGCACATGCTGATTTAATTAAGTTCAACAGCAGGCGCCAGCTTTCTCAGTTGGAGCAGCGTGCTGTTTCAAGCTTTCTACAGAGGGAGACCGTCAAACAAGAAAATATAGAGAGTATTACGGGGTTTGCGTTGGATACAATGTCTGCAGACGCCACTCCTGAAGAATTGGATGATACTTGGCTGGCTTATTTTTTTAGGCAGTGCGAACTCATCAAGAACAAGGATATGCAGAAGGTTTGGGGGCAGATTCTTGCTAGGGAGGCTGAGGGGGATAGTGCTTTTTCTCTAAGGACTATAAGTGCCTTGGCGCTTATGAATCACTCAGATGCGGAGATGTTTTCTCGTTTTTGTCAATTTGTGGCTTTGATAGACGGAAATCCTGAGCTGTTGATTTTTGATGTTAATGATAAGTTCTATCGTGATGCTGGTGTTAATTTTGGAGAGACCATCCATCTTCAGTCGATAGGGCTAGTTACATACTCCGATACTGGGTATACGCTTAATGTTACGAAGCACGTCGTGCGGGATGATTTTTATCAAGAAGATTTTTTGTATACGTTAAGTTATTTTGATCAAAACTTAAGTTTAAGGTATCCCCTGATTGAGGATGGAATATTGCGGCGTGACGAGATTCTTTTGTCTACCGGTCAGGTGAACCTAACAGAAGTGGGTCGTGAACTTTTTTATATTTGTTCAGCTAGGCCGAAGGATGGGTTTGTTGGCTACTATGAAAAATGGCTAAAAAAGGAAGATATTGGGTTGGTGCTAAATATTTAATGAAGAGCTATGAATGCTGCAAATTGGGGCGGGAAATGGGTTCAGATAAATTCTGATGTGAAGCCCTTTTGATCAGGCTCGGGTCGCCTGCAGGGCGCTGGATCAGTTGGTGAGTTTTGTCGCGAGAGCTGCGCAATCTGAGTCGCCGATAATGGCCTTCATACGCTCTGACCCATTCAACCGGTACGCTTCACCTCATCCCCCAACTCGGGATGCTTCTGCAGCAACTGGAACAGTTTCACCAGCGCTGTTGGCGCATCCACATCGCCTTTCTCGTAGCGACTGAATGCATTGGGGCCGCCACCGAAGATCTCGCCCGCCTGCTTCTGGGTGAGTTTGAGCTGCTTGCGTACTGCTCTGATCAGCTCCAGGTGCCCGGCGCGTGCGTTGACCTGCTGCCGGGCAAGGTTCATTGCCAGCATGACTCGTTTGGATTCCGCCGGACCTGTGAGGGACTCTCCGCAGGCGTTGCACCAGTCCGCCTCTACGTTGGGGATGAGGGTGGCCTCGCCCTTGTAGATGTACGGCATGTCGCGAACGTCGCGGACCAGGTCGGCCTGGCCGCATACCGGGCATTTCATGGTCAGAGCTCCTTGAAGGACACGATGAGAAGGTCCTCCACCAGGGTGAACTTGAGGTAGAGCTGGCCGACCTCGGTGGTGGGGCGGTAAACGTCCTGCCAGATGGTGTGGTCGGCGTAGGTGGTCATGCTCTTGTAGAAGTCACGAGCGGTGTAACCGCTCCATAAACCCCGTCTTCCTTTGACGGGGTATCGCGATCAGGATGTGCTAGTCGGCGGGCAGTTCCACGGCAGCAGGGCTTCGTAGTCTTCGACACTGTTGGCCGTTGGCAGGCGCTCCAGGACGTGGCGCAGCCAGGCATAGGGTTCTTGCCCGTTGGCTTTGGCCGTTTCGATCAGGCTGTAGAGCTGCGCGCTGGCCGTGGCGCCCTTGGGCGTGTCGCTGAACAGCCAGTTCTTGCGGCCGATCACGAAAGGACGGATGGCGTTCTCGGCACGGTTGTTGTCGATGGGCAGATGCCCGCCTTCGACATAGCGCACGAGCCGGCTCCAGTTGCTGGCCAGGTAGTTCACCGCCTTGCCCAGGGCATTCTGCGCGGCGACCTGTGGCTGGGTCTTGTCCAGCCAGGCCTTGAGCTGTTCCAGGAGGGGCCGGCTGCGCTGCTGTCGTGCGGCGTGACGTTCCAGGTTGCCGCTGTCCTTGTGATCGCGCTCGATGCCGTACAGCTGGTTGATCAGGTTCAAGGCCATGTCGGCGCGCCCGATCTTGCCCTTGGGCTGCACCGTCTGTGCCTCGATGAATTTGCGTCGAGCGTGAGCCCAGCAGGCCAGGCGCTCGATGCCGTCTTGCGCGGCCACGGCGTTGTAGCCGGCATAGTCGTCGGTCATCAGGTAGCCGCGATAGCCGGCGAGCAGGCGCAACGGCACCTCCTGCGCGCGGCTGGTGCTGTAGTCGAAGAGGACGACGGGTTTCTCCGGCGGGCCGCCGCTCTGTACCCACATCCAGGACTGCGCGGTGGGATCGCGCCCGGGTTCGTGCAGTACCTGCAGCCGGGTTTCGTCGCAGTGCAACACCGGGTAGCCCAGCAACTGGTCGCGCATGAGGTTGAGCAGGGGCTGCAACTGCTCGCCAGACTGGATCACCCAGCGCGCCAGGGTCTGGCGGGGGATGTCGAGGCCGTGGCGGCTGAGCATCCTCTCGAAGCGATACAGCGGGATGCCATCGGCGTACTTGGTGGTCAGCAGCATGGCCAGCACGCTAGGGCTGGCCACACTTTTCTCGATCAGTTGGGCCGGCTTGTCGGCCGTGACCGGAGCGCTTTCGCAGGCTTTGCAGGCGTAGGTTTTGCGGATATGGCGGATCACCCGTACCTGCATCGGGATGATCTCCAATTGCTCGCTGGTCTCCTCGCCGATCACCTGCTTGCAGGCGCCGCAGGCACAGGTCAACTCGTGCTCGGGCAGTTCATGGATGATTTCAACGCGCGGCAAGTCAGCCGGGAGGGGCTTGCGCTTGCCACGTCGCTTCACTGGGGCGACGACTTCTTCGGCTTCACCCGATCCGCCAGCAGGTTCTTCGAGCAACTCCTCAGCCTCGTTGAACATGGCCAACTGAGGGGAGTCGGCATCCTCGGGGCTACGCTCGGACTTTGGCGAGAACAGTTTGTGGCGCAGCAGAGCAACCTGTTCCTGCAATTGCAGAACCAAGGCCTTGAGCAGGACGGGATCGTCGGGAAGGGAGTCTGCGCCAGATTTCATGGCGCCGGATTATACCGACTCAGCTCACAAAACGCGGGGTCAGCACCTTGTGTGGCTGGTTCCCCCAGAGGTCGAATCCTGCCAGCAACTGATTCAGTTCCCGCACCGTCAACACGATGGGCTCTTCAGCATCAGGCTTGGTCTTGAAACGCTCGGCCTGCAGGCGCTTGAGCCACAGGCAAAAGCCATTGCGTTCCCAATAGAGGATCTTCACCCGGTTGCGTGTTTTGTTGAGGAAGACGAACAACACCGGGTCGAACACGGCCACCTTGATATCCAGCTCCACCAAGGCCGCCAGACCATCAATGGACTTCCGGAAGTCGACGGGTTTCGGATAGAGGTAGACGGCTTTGACCTTGGCGTCCGGACGCATCATGACGGGGCTCCACTGGGAAAACGGGAGCCCAGCATCCGCAAGCGGATCGTTCAGTTGAAGGTGGGGTTCATGGAGCGCTTACCGAGCGGTGAGGGCCTGGATGATGGCGAGCATGCCGTCGATGTCCAGACCCAGTTCCGCGCCACCTTCCAGGGCCACTCGTGTGAAGCGGTATCGCTGCTCCGCAGCGGCTTGCTTGACCAGTACCAGCTTAAAGTGTGGTGTGCGCTTCTCCATGGGGTAAAAATAACCAAATAGGTTAATTTCGTCAACCTGTGCGGCTGGCGCACATGATGCGCTTCATGCGTTCCATGGAGAAAAGGGGAGGGATTGCCAGTGACCGGGACAGATCTACTTTCAGCAAATAGATCTGCCCCCTCTCTTTGCCCTTTCTTTGGTATTTACCACTTCTAACTGCCATCTAAATGGCTCGACACGTTAGGCGCTTCGTCTGCTGGTGAGTTGGCTGATGCGCCCGGGCGACAGCTTGTAGATCCGAGCAACTTCTTTCCTGGGAATACCGCGGTTTACTGCTGCGTTGATTTTGAGATCGCGAATCTGACGATCCCGCTTCCTGGTGTCTGCGTCATGAAGCGCGTGCAAGACCTCGACTTGGATCTGAAGACCGCTAACCTTGCGTTCGAGTTCTTTGATGCGATATTCGTTTTTAAGGTCAGTCATGATAATGTCTGCCTGTTATATTGCGGTGGGGTTTATCCCTCTTCTGAAAATAGACCTGGGCTCTTGACGGAGTTGTGGTCAAATTCTCAGGGGGATTTAAATCTTACCAATTATTTTTTTGCTTGAATATCATGTTTGGCGCTTGCCTCTTCGGTGATAAAAAATAGCTATATAAATCAATAAATTGTAGTTATAAAATATCTGGCTATTAAAGTAGTGCTTTGATAGGTTGGGTATGTCAGTTTAGTGCGGCGGAAAATTGTTTCGCTTTCACCCGCTGAGTTGGATCTTCGCTAAGCGCCCCCTTTTTGTTCCTTGCTTTTTACCCACTGAAGCTCAAGTGAAGTCCGAACCCCTGTCACTTGAAGCTGATGCACTACTCGCTCTGCCAACCACTCTCCATTGCCAATCTGCGCCTTGAACCCCTGCACCTGGTAACGCCACTCCGGGCTCAGGTCTGGCCTGCCTCGTGCCAGGTTGAGGCTCAGGGTGCTGCTGCCGCGCTGGATGCGACCCCATTCGGCGCGGGCGGCGCATAGGGCGCTGGATCGATTGGCGTAGGTGTGTCGCAGGACCTTGGCGTTCTCTTCGTCTCCGACAATCGCCTCCATCCGTTCTGACCCATTCACGTCGTAGTAGTACGCCCGCACGCCGCTGTACACGTCCCGATCGGCCTGCAGGAAACGGTGCTGATCGCCTTCGGCGCGGGTGATGGTGACGATGGGGAGTTCCTTTCCGCTGGCGGATTCGCCCTGGCCGATCGCCATGAACAGCAGGCGACCGTGTTTGATGGTGGCCACGGCGTCGTGCTCCTGGCCGAGGCGGGTGATGAGGTTGAGGTCGCTCTCGTCGGTCTGGTCCAGATGGGGGACTTCGATGGCTTCGAGCTGAGGGCTGATGGCGGGCTCCAGGTCGTGTTCCTGGGCGAGGGTGCGGAGGATGTCGCCGAGGGTGGTGTCGTGCCAGCTGCGTTCGCGCTTTTTGACGAGGGGGCCGCGCATGTCTGCGCTGCGGGCGCGGATGCTGAGCATGTCGGGCGGGCCGCTGTGTTCGGTTTCGTCGACGGTGAAGGTTCCTTTGTCCACCAGCCCGGTGTCGCTCCAGCCGAGCCAGACCTGCAGGGTGGCGCCGCGTGGGGGAATGGCGAGGAGGCCGTCGTGGTCGCTGAGCTCGATGTCGAGCTGGTCCGCCTCGGGGCCGCGGTTGTCGGTGAGGGTGAGGCTGATCAGGCGGGCGGTGATGTCGGCCGTGATGTCGCGGCCGTTCACGGTGAGGCGGTAGATGGGCTTGGGGTAGTTCATCGCAGGATGTTCCCGAGGGTTTCCAGGGCGCTGCCGAGCAGGTCGATGCGGCTTTCGTCGACTCGCTGCAGGTGCAGGCTGAATTCGATGCGGCGGGCGGCGCCGTCTTGGAAGAAGAGGGTGCGGGTTTCGCTGAGGCTTTCGATCACCCAGAGGCCGTAGATGCGGCCGGTGCCTTCCACCAGGGGCCAGGCTTTGCCCGTGTCGGCCATCACGCGCAGGGTGTCGAGGCTGAGCAGGGCGCCGCAGAGTTCTGGTACCAGCACGCCGGGCAGGGTGATCTGGTCATCGCCCCGGCCAAGGAATTGCCGCGCCGGCGGGGCGCCCACGCGGGATGTGCTGGGGTGGCGCCAGTCGGTCTGGCGCTGGAGTTCCTGGTAGGCGAGGGTGGGCAGGCCGAATACGAACATCCCTAAGGCCATCATCATGGCGGTTACTCCCTGTCGAAGAGCGCGCTGCGGGCGCGGATGTGCTTGGCGCGCTCGCGCTTGTCCAGCTCCTGGGTCACGGCGCGGGCGATGGCCTGGGCGTCCATGCCCGGGGTGGGCTGGATGATGATCTGGACGGTGTCGTGACTGTCGATCTGCACCGGCTGGACGCCGGTAGTGAGGGGCGGGCGGTGGTCGATGGCGATCGCGCTGCCGGCCATGCCGAGGGTGAGGGCGCCGATGCCGGTCATGCGCTTGGCGAGATCCCCCAGCTGAGCCAGCGGACCCTGCTCGCCGGCGGCCAGGCCCTGGGCGAGACCGGCCATGGTGTCTTGGCCCAGGGCGGCGAATACGCGGGAGGGACTGTGGATGCCGAGCTTGGCCTTGAACCAGCCGATGGCGGATTCGCCGGCGCCGGTGATGGCACTTTTCACGCTGCCCAGGGCGCTGGTGATGCCCTTGGCCAGCCCCTGCAGGATCATGCTGCCGAAGTCGGTGAACTTGGCCGGCAGCTCCACGCCCAGGTAGCCCATCACTCCCGCGAAGGCGCGGTAGAACAGGCCCAGTGGGCTGAAGTCGACCGCCAGTTTCAGGATGCCGGTGAGGCCCTCGCTGAAGCCGTCTTTCACTTCCTGCCAGAGGTCGCGGAAGTAGGGGCCGACGCGGTCCCAATGGCGGTAGATGAGGTAGGCGCCAAGGGCGATGGCGGTGATGGCCAGGCCAATGGGGTTGAGCATCAGCGCGCGGCCCAGGATCAGCAGGGCGCGGCCCACGAAGGGAATCACCGTTTTGCCCAGACTCCAGAGCAGACTGACGAGGTTTGGCAGGCGGATGCCGACCTGGGCGAGCAGGAAGCGCATGGCGATCATCGGGCCGAGGATGCCGGCAATGCCGATGGCGAGGCTGCCGAGGGTGGCCATGAACAGGGAGAAGCCGGCGACAGTGATGACGATGGCTTTGCTGAGCGCCGGGTTTTCCTTGAGGAACTCGACGACCTGGTGCAGCAGATCACTGAGGCCCTGGGTGAACCCGCGCATCCAGTCGTTGTTCTTGTCGAATAGCTCGACGGAGATGTTCTCCAGGGCGGCATGGAGGATGGTCATGTCGCCCTTGAGGTTGTCCAGTTGGGTGCGGGCAACCTGGGCAGCTTCTCCCTCGGAGTTGTCCAGGTTGCCACGCATGCCCTGGAACTGGCCGCTTTCCACTGCGCGCATGAGGGTGCCGAAGCTGGTGACGGCATACTGCCCGGCGATGGATTTGTAGATGGCGCCCCGCTCGATGTTGCCCATGTCCTTGGTCTTGTCGTGGATGTCCGCAAGGATGTCGAGCATGTCCCGCATGTTGCCGTTTTCATCCGAGGTGACGACGCCGAGTTCGGCGACGGCCTTGGAGTTGCCCAGGCGCGTGAGCACCGAGCGCATCGAGGTACCGGCCATGCTGCCCTGGACGCCGGCGTTACCCAGCAGGGCGGTGGCGGCCGTGACGGTCTCCAGGCTCTGGCCGTATTCGCGGCCCACGCCGGCGGAGTACTTGAGGGACTCGCCGAGCATCTGAATATCGACGTTGTTGCGGGTGAAGGCGGCCGTCAGCACGTCGGCGACCTTGTTCATTTCCTCCGCCGGAATGCCCATGGCCATCTGGATGTTGGAGGCGATGTCGGCGGTGGTGCCGAGGTCCATGTCGCCGGCGGCGGCGAGGTTGAGCATGCCGGGCATGGCGCCGAGGATCTGCTGCGGGGTGTAGCCGGTGCGGCCGAGGAAGTACTGGCCCTGGGCGACTTCGCTGTCGGTGAACTTGCTGGACAGGGGCAAGGTGCGGGCCTGCTCGCGCAGGGCCTGCATCTCGGGGCTGTTCTTGCTCTGCAGGCGCGTTACAGCCTGGGTGGCGGACATGGTGGCGTCGAACTCGTAGCCCACGCCCAGCATCGTCTGCAGGCCGCGACCAGTGTAGAGGCCGGTGGCGCGGGCGGCCATGCCGGTGCCGGCCAGGGCGGCGGTGTTCTGCACGCCCTGGCTGTAGGCGGCGCGGCTTCTGCGCAGACGCTCTTGCTGGGCGCTGAGGCGGCGCATGCGCTCGGTCTGGGTCTTGATGGCGGCGTTGGCGCGCTCGATTTCGCCGGTCAGGCTGCGCTCGAAGGTGCCGAGGTTGCGGGTGCTGATGCCGGCGGAGTTGAAGCCTGCGACCAGGCGGCGCAGTTCCTCGCGCTGGCTGCTGTGCTTCTGCCTTAGGCGGTCCACTTCGGCGCTGGTTTCGCGAAAGCTGCGTTGGAACCTGGCAGAGGGAGCGTCCATGCCCTTGAGCTGGTGCTTGTAGTCGGCCAGGCGGTTCTGCAGCTTGGCCAGGCGCTCGGCCGTTTCCCGCACGGCCTTGTGCTGGTCCCGGTAGGCGCTGACGTCGCGCTGGGTCTGGTTGAGGCTTTTCAGCTGGTCGCGGGCTGCCTTGAGCGCGCGGGCGGTGGCGCCGCTGCCCTGGCTGATCTTGCGCAGCGGGCCGCTGGCGCGGTCGAGGGCCGAGAGCAGGACCTGGAGCTTGAGTACGTCACTTGCCATCGGTTTCCACCCTTACCCGGGCGCGCTCGCGCCAGTCCATCAGCTCCTCGAGGCCGAGTTCATCCATGTGGGCCGGCGCCCAGTGGAAGACCACGGCGAGATCCGCCATGGCGTCCTCTACGCGAGCAGGGAGGCGTCCGCCTTGGCCTGCTTCTGCAGCAAAAAACCGGCGACCTTGGTGCCGCAGGCGAGCAGGTCGGCCGGGTCCATGGTGGTGGCTTCGTACTCGTTGAGGGTGGGTGTGGTGATGCGCGGCAGCAGCTTGATGAGTGCGGTGACGTCTAGCTGCAGCAGGTCAGCCAGATGCAGGCCGCGCAGCTCGCCGGCGTTGGGTTTGCGCAGGGTGATTTCGAGGATCTCGGTGTCGCCGCGTTTGATCGGCTGGTCGAGGGTGACGGTGTTGTCGGCAGCGGGTTTCTTGGCCATGGGGCACCTCGGTGGGAGTGGTCCCGACCAAGATGGCGGAGGTGCCCGGTGTGGCCCAGCAGCGGAGGTTGTAGGCGTTGGCGTTACAGGTTCACCACTGCTCGGGCGGCAGGCGGCGGGTGTGGAAGATGCGCAGGATCTGCAGGCGATCCCCACGGACGCGGTAGGGGATGATGTAGGGGTGATTGGGCATGACCCATTCGCGGGTACCGGCTACGCGACCTTCGCGCCCCATGCCGGGGAATCGGGCGAGCTGCTCGATGTCGGCCACTATGGCCTTCACCACGTCTGCTGCAGCCTGGGGGTTGTCCTGGGCGATGTAGGCGGCTTCGTCGTCGAGGTTCTGTAGCGCCTTGCGGAGCCACTCAATGCGCATTGCCGGTCCACTTCTCCAGGGTGGCTTGCACCTCTTCGGCGGTGGCGAAGTCGCCTTCGTCGGCTTCGGCGACAGCGCGCTGGATTTCGGCGACCTGCCAGCTTTCGCGGCGGATGTATTCGCTCAGGGCTTCCTGGGCGAGGGCATCGGCGCTGCGGCCGGTGGCCTTGGCCAGGCTGGCCAGGTGGTGGGCAATATCGTCCGGCAGGTTGAGGGACACGAGAGACATGCGGGCCTCGGTGGGAAAGTGAGCAACACGCCCATGGTACACCCTGGGCGCTGCCTGGCCACCCCTACAGGCCGATGGCGCGGCGGTGCTCGGCGAGAAGGTCGCGGCCGTCGACGATGAGGGTGAAGTTCAAGAGGTCGATTTCGATCTCGGTGCGGCCGTCCACCACCAGCTTGTAGTAGCTGCAGGTGGTGGTGATCTTGTGTTCGGTGTCTTCCCCGGGCTCGGCGTCGCCGAAGTCGATTTCTTCGTGACGGCCGCGCACGACGATTTCCACGGCGCTGACCTGGGCCGTGTCGTCGCGCTGCACGGAGCCGGCCCAGCGCAGCTGCACGCCGCTGGCACTGGTGATACCGAACTGGCGCAGGGGGAGCAGGTCCCAGCCGCCGAGGGTCCATTCCAGCTGGATGCCGTCGTCGCTCATGCCGAGGTCGGCCTTCACCGGGCCGTCCATGCCGGCGCCGCGCCAGGCTTCGAGCTTGCGGGCGAGCTTGGGCAGGGTGACGGTCTTGGCCACGCCCATGTAGCTGTTGCCGTCGTTGAAGAGGTTCATGTGCTTGAGCTTTTTGGGCAGGGCCATGGGGTACTCCTGAGTGTGGTGCTAGCGACGTTTGCCCTCTCCCCCGGCCCCTCTCCCGCAGGCGGGAGAGGGGAGCAACGCGGGGAAGGAGGTTTAAGCGGATACGCGGGCGGCGAAGTCGAGCAGGTAGCGGTCGGTGATGCGCTGGCGCAGGTTGAGGTCTTCCAGGGGCGGTACGGGGGTGTAGTCGTAGTCCAGGAAGAGGCGGCCGGCCTTGAGGGTGTTGGCGTCGTTGGCGCCGGCGTCGTACCAGCACTGGCCGTCGATGATGTAGCCCTGGCCGGTGAGCTCGCGGAACTTGGCGTTGATGCCTTCGACGATGTCGCGCACCAGGCTCGGGTGCATGGGTTTGTCGATGGCCCAGAAGTGCGCCTCGGCCATGGTGTCGGCCAGCACCTGGGCGGTGCGGGTGTAGTTCTCGAAGGCGAACAGCGGATCTGAGCTGCAGGTGCGCGAACCCCAGAAGCGGAAGCCGTTCTGGCGGATCAGTGTGGTGACTTCGTTGGCGTTGAGGTAGCCGGCGTCGGTGTTGGGGTTCTGCAGGTCCCAGAACACGTCCTGGCTGATGCCGGTGACGCCCTGGACGGGGATGTTGGAGAGCGATTTGTGCCAGCCGATCTGCTGGTCGAGCTTGGCGCGCAGGCCCAGGGCGCGGGCAGTGGCTGCGGCCCTGGTCGGGGCGTTTGCGGTGCTGTCCCAGGTGAGGAAGTCGGGCCAGATCAGCATCAGCTCACGGGCGCTGAAGTTTTCCCGGTAGGCCACGGCTTCTTCCTTGGTCTGGCAGTCCCAGGCGCTGGCATAGGCGAAGGCACGCAGCTTTTCGGCTATGACGGCCAGCTCGGTGGTCACCGGCAGGCTGTCCAGCCCTGGGCAGGCAAGAATGCGCGGAGTGACGCCCAGTCGGCTGCGAGCGGCCAGCAGGGCCTTGAGGCCGGTGTACTGGCCGTTGGGCGCGACCTGGCCAATGAGGTTGCTGGTGGTTTCCTCGGGGGAGGCACCTTCGGGCACGCGAACCACCACCGTCAGCGGGCTGGCATTGTCGGCGATGGCATCGAGGCTGGCGGCCAGGGTGCCTTGGTCGCCGGCTTTGCCGCTGGCGGCGAGCACGTCGGTGAGCAGTACCGGTGTGTTGAAGGGGAAGACCTGGTCGTCCGCATCGGCGCTGGTGCAGGCCATGCCGACGACGGCCGTGGAGAGGGTGCGAATGGGGCGCGTGCCGTCGTTGATTTCGACGACACGGACGCCGTGATGGTAGTCGGACATGGCGGGCCTGCATGGCAGCGGAGGAGATGCGTGCAGGCTGCCCCGCGCGCGGGCCGAGGGCGAGCGGCGGGGCTTGTAGCTACGGGGATTACAAGGCGTCGAGGGTGGCGATGGCAGCCGCTTGAGCCGCCAGCACGGCCTCCACTGTGTTGGCCGATTTCACGCCAGCCTTGCCGGCAATGCGCTCGCCCTCGATGCGTCCGGCGGTCTGGTGCCAGGCTTGTTGGGCGGCGACTACCTTCTCCGCCAACCCCGCAATGGTCAAGCCCAGCGCCTGGGCCTCGTGGGATAACAGCGGGTAGGCGCCGGGGTCGGTCGAGGCCCTGGCTTTCAGGGCCTTCTCGGCCTCGGCGACCTTGGCCAGGTAGATGGCGTCCTGACCGTCGATCAGGGTGATGTGCCGGGCCCGCGCGCGGACGGCGGCGCTGTCGATGCTGGCCATGGCCTGGCTGGCGGCAGCGGTGGCCAGAATTTCCATCGGTACGCCATGTGCCAGAGCGTCTTCGACTTCAAAGGCGGAATAGAACTGGCCGTCATGAATGAAGTTGAGTTGCATGGGAGCCTCCTTAGAAAACCAGGTTGGTGAGCAGGCTGCTGGGTTTGCCGTTGCTGTCGGCGGTGTAGCCCTTGAGCAGGTCGCCCAGCCATTGGCTGCCGGCGGGCATGGTGGTGCCGGCTGCAGAGAAGATCAGGGGCGCGCCACCGCAATCGACCAGGGAGGCGTTCTTCACCTTCGGGCCTACGCGGGTAATGCGGTTGAGGTACAGCGACAGGGTGGTGATCTGCGCGTTGATGGTCTGGCGCAGGAACGGGGTGTCACCCAGCTCAATGTCGCAGTTCGACAGGTGGACCCGGCCGCCGGGCCTGTCATAGCGGCGGATGAAGCCGGTGTAGATGATGTTCTTGGTAGAGTCCGGTTTCGAGTAGTTGGCTGTTCTGATGCGCAGGTTGCCCAAGACCAGGGCGCCACTGTCCAGGTTGAAGCCGGTGGTCATATTGTCGACGTTGCCGCCACCGTCTGGGTGAGGGGACTCGTAGCAGATGTTGCGCAGCACAGGCTTGTCGCCATCCCCCCGGCGGAGGATGGTCACGTTCCGGAATCCCTGGTTGATTGTCGAGTCGAGCATGAACTCCTGCCCGCCCTGGAGGTAGATGTAGCCGCCACCCCCGTAGGGAATTGCGTCAATCGCTCTCTTGAGCGTCTGGAAGGGTTCGGTGTTGCTGCCCGGGCCCTTGTCGTTGCCGGCCACAGCGTCGACGAAGTAGCTGCGGTTGAGCGACGGCGCGGACTTCACGGCCGCCGCCAGCGCGGCGTTGATGGCCTTGTCCTTCTCGCGGAAGGTGGCGACGAGGTTGCTGGCCTCGTTGATCAGTTGAGACATGCCCATGGGGTTACCTCTTCAGCTTGAGTTGGGTGAGTTCGCCCTGCAGGTGGCGCAGGCTTTTGCTCAGGGTGTCGATTTCGGCCTGCTGGGCCATGTGGCCGCGTAGCAGCTGGGCGAGGTTGATGCCGTAGTCGCCGGCCAGGGCTTCCACGGCCGCCGCAGCCCAGCCGCCTTCGTGGTACAGCGGGTAGACCGGGTAGCGCAGGCGCAGCAGGTCGCTGCCCTGGAAGGTGCGCGGGAGCTCGGCGTAGAGGCCCGAGGCGCGCACCAGGCGTGGGGTGCCGCCGCCGTCCTTGATCCAGCGGGGTGTGGCGCCGGTGTCGGCCGGGTCGGGGTTGGCCACGTTGTCGGTGAACAGCTCGGCCGGGGTCAGGTAGTAGCGGCCATTGGTGTGGCTGCCGTTGTAGGCCGACTCGGGGCTCAGGCCGTCGCCCTGGAGCTTCGTGGCGGGCTTGATGGCGTAGGGGTTCCAGCCTTCCAGCGGGGTGCGCAGGATCAGCTCCAGGGGGATGGCGTAGCTGCGTCGGTAGCTGAATTCGCCCTCGGTGAACGCGGCCACTTCCGGCCGGGTGTTGGCCGCCACGAACAGCGTCGGGTCGTTGTAGCTGCGCAGGTTGCGGGTGCGGCCGCTGGCGTTCACTGCGTTGCCGTAGCGGCGGTTGTAGCAGGCGGCGTTGAGCGGCTCCTGGCTGTTCCATTGGGTGAGCCGGGTAACCAGGCCGCTGTCCTGGTACTCCTCGGCCAGCACCGTGCCGGCGCCGTCGAGCCCGGCTACCTTGCCCATGAGCTCGTCGAGCAGGTCCACCGTGGGCGCCTCGTTGTACTGGCCCCAGTGCGGGTCGGCGGAGAGGCTGCGGTTGATGCGCCAGCGCTGCCGGCGCGTGCGGGCGATCTGCTGGCTGGTGCGGTTGGTGTCCCAGCGCTGGATGGGCAGGTCCAGCGGGGTGATCAGCTCGTCCATGGGGTAGTCGCCCACCGAGCCGACATCGGTGGTGGTGATGCGGTAGCGCCAGGCCACGTACTGCGGGCGGCCGGTGCTGGAGACCAGGCGGATCGAGCCGGGGATGAACGAGCCGTTTTCGTAGCGGGTGCTGTGCCCGGTGGCGTCCAGCAGCAGGGTGCGGTTGAGCAGCTTGCGGTAGTCGGCGATTTCCTCGGTGTGGCGGAAGCTTTCAAAGGTGTCGTCGACGGCGCCGGTGAGCAGCTCGGGCCAGATCTCCAGTACCGCAAGGTTCCAGCGAAAGTGCTCGCGGTAGTCGCGCAGGGTGATGTCACGCGCGGCGAAGGCGCGAAAATACTCGCGCATCTCCTCCACCGAGGCCGCCACACTTGATGCCCTGGCCACGCTGTCCGGAACCGGGGGCGGCGGAACGTCCTGGGTGGCCAGGTACTTGCCGGCTACCGGGCTGCGCAGGCGGTAGTCGTTGTGCCGGGTGCGCAGGTAGTAGCCGTTGATCATCACCGCGATCTCGCCCAGGCCACCGGTGGCGAGGAAGTTGGGGTGGTTGTGCAGGTTGATGGCGGCGTAGGCGCCGTCGAAGGTGCGGTTGAAGGCTTCGGTACCGGCGGCGCCGTACTGGCGGCTGCTGAACACGCCGGACTGGCCCATGCCGCGGAGGATCTCCGCCAGGTACTCGAACTGACTGGACTCGGCGAGCCAGTCGGTCTCGATCATGTTGGTGAGGGGGAAATGGTGTGTCTTGCCCTCGGGGTGTTCGCCCTTGAGGTCGGCCTCGATCGGGCCGATGGCGAGGTTGAGCGGCTGGCCCTGGTCGATGACCTGGATGGCGCCGATGGGCACCTCGGTGATGACCAGCGAGAGGCCCAGCAGGAAGCGGCTGGGCGCGCTCTTGTAGCCCAGCGGGCGTGTGGCGTCGGACCAGAAGAACACCAGGGTGCCGGCCTCGTCGAAGAAGCCTACCTCGCGCACCCAGAACTCCTCGGCGCCCTGGGCGATGGCGGATATATCCAGCTGCCGGGTGGTGGGGTTGTTGCGACTGGCGGCGATGGGCACGCGCACCACTTCATGCTTGAGCGCGGTGCGGCGACGGCCGGGCGCTTTGGCGGGGTCGTAGGCGCCGTCGCCCAGGCCGACGTGGGTCAGCCGGAGCTTCAGCCCCTGGGTGTCGGCGGCGAGGATGCGCGCCAGGCCGGCCTCGGTGGTGTAGACCTGGAGCTGGAGGGTTTCGCTCATGGTGAGTTCCTTTTCTGTACGAACTGCACGCTGCAAAGCAGCGTTGGCCGGTTGAGTGAGCCGGCCAGCGCGGGGGAGGTGTGGGTGGCGCTGCGCAGGCTCAGTGCTTGCTGGCCGGCAGGGGTGACCAGCAGGGCCGGGCGCTCCAGCGCGGCGAGGTAGTGCCACTGGGCGGTTCCGGCCAGGGCGCGATGCGGGTGTTGCGTGGCGCTGACGGTGTTGAAGGTGGCGGGGCGGCCGAGTGCGCCACCCAGGGCCAGTGCCGGGTCGGCTTGCGCGCCGTGTTCCAGTGGCTGACCGCCCTCGAGGAGGGTGAGCAGGCCGGGACGCTGCAGGGCGCCGCCGGTGGCGAGCGGTGCCAGGTAGCGGGCACCGACGCTGAGGGTGTAGCTGCTGCGGGCCGGCTTGGCGTCGTTGATCAGCGCCTGCATGCGCGGGGTCATGGCAGGGCCCAGCAGCGGGGTGTCGGCGTCGTATTGCAGGCGCTCGGCGAAGATGTCGATCTCGAAGGTGTGCGGGGCGCCCTGGTGGGCGGGCCACTCGCGGATTTCGGCATGGGCGCCGACGGAGCCCAGCAGCCGGCGTACGGAACCAAGCGTGCCCTTCTTGCGGTGAACCTCCACCGCGTTGGCAATGACCTCGCGCCGGACCGACTCGGGCCAGTCGTCGTGCCAGCTGTCGACGTGCAGCTGCCAGGCCAGCCAGGGCAGCAGATTGGCCGGGCAGGTGTGAGGGTTCCACAACTGACGCAGCGGCACGGGCAGATCCAGGCGGGTAGCTTCGGCGAGCTGGCGTTCCAGGTCGGTAGCGTTGACTGGCAGTAGCTCAGACATCGGTCTGCGCTCCTGTGTCGAGGCTGATGCCGGTGCACCACGCGGCCTGACGATAGCTGCAGACGATGTCTTGCCAGCCATGCAGGATGACCCGCTGCACGCCAGGCTGGTGCAGGGCGGCATAGAGGCCGGAAGCGGTCACGTCGTATCCCAGGCGGTGCATGTCGCGGGTGTAGCGCCGGACGGCGGCTTCCGCGGCCTCGCGCACGGGCTGGGCGGAAGGGCCGGGGTACATGATGAGCGTGGCGCGGACCTGGTAGGGGCGTACCTCGGCGGCTAGGACGCGGGGGCGGTCGGTGAGCGGGCGCACGTCTTCAGCATTCAGCGCGGCATCGACCCTGGCCAGCAGCTCGGGGCTCGGGGTGCCGTCGCCGTCGCGGCTCAGGACGGTGATGGCCACGTCGCCGGGGTGCGGCTCGGACAGTGCGGCGTCATGGGCGGCCACCAGGACGATGGCTGAGGCCGGCAACTGTGTCTTCAGCTCCGGGCTGAGGCTGGCGCGGGCGAAGCGCGGGGCGTCCACTGCCACGTCCTTGACCGCGCCGTCGGCCGACAGGGCGTGGAAGCGGTAGGCGCCGGCCGGGCCGGCAGTGGAGAAGCCCTCCATGGCCAACTGGGTGCGCGAGCGCAGGCTGGTGTCCGCTTCCCATACGGCTGGAGTAGGCGGCGTGGTGGCGGTGTTCTCGGGGGTGATCAGTAGGCGGCGCACGCCATAGAACGCGGCCAGATTCTCCAGATCGCTGCCGCTGGAATAGGCCAGCAGTACGGCGCGCACGCCTGCGTTGATACGCTCGCGCAGGATCAGCTCGCGATAGCTGCTTTCCTGCAGCAGCTTCACCCGAGGGTCGGAGTCCAGCTCCAGTTGGCTGGCCACCTCATGCTGTTGCTCGGCCGGGTAGAGGGCGATCAGGCGTTGCTTGCGCGCGGTGAGGATCTGCTCGTAGTCCAGGGGCTCGATGACGGCCGGGGCTGGCAGCTGGGTGAGGTCGATGGTCATACGGCGGCGCCCAGCTTCAGCGGCACCTGCAGGTTGAGCGTTTCGTCGCTGCTGCTGCGGGTACCTTCCAGGATGAGCGTGGCGGTGCCGGGTTTGGCTCCAGCCAGCAACTGCACACGGGTCAGCCGCACACGCGGCTCCCAGCGCATCAACGCCAGGGCGGTGGCGGCGTAGGCGCGCAGGCGGGTGTGGTCGTTCAGCGGCTGGTCGATCAGCTCGAAGAGCTGGCTGCCGTATTTGCGGCGCATCACGCGTGAGCCAACAGGCGTGGTGAGAATGTCTTCGATGGACTGGCGCAGGTGACCCAGCTCGTCCAGGGCGTTGCCGGTGTGCCGGTTCATAGCGGCGGGCTCGTGGGCGCGCCGAGGTTGCCCTGGTGCACGTGCTTGACCAAGCTCTTGTCGGCGGCAATCACGTCCACGGCGGCCGTGGCGGTACCGTCGATTTCCGCATCGCCGGACACCTTGAGCAGACCGTTCACCGTCACATCGCCCTCGATGGTCACGCCGCCGGAGGCTTCCAGCACGACCGTGGCGCCGCCCGGCAGGGTGGCAGCGAGGGCGTGGCTGGCGTGGTCGTAGTCGATGATGGCGCCGTCCGGGTACTCGCGACGGTGCAGGTTGGCGTTCTGCTCCGGGGCTGGGTTGGCTTCGCTGTAGAGGCCAACCAGCACCAGGGCCTGGGTGGTTTCACCGCTGGGGCTGAACAGCACGCACTGCTCGCCCTCGGTGGGCGGGTTCCAGTCCAGCGTGGCGCCGGCGCGCAGGGCGACCCAGGGCAACCAGGTGGTGAGCAGACGGCCGCTCTTCACCCGGCAACGGGCGGCGGCATGGTCCACCTCGGCAATGGTGCCGAGGCGGATCAGGTTATCGAGGCGGCGGGTGAGTTCGGCGAGGCTGTCCATGCGCCGATGGTGGCGAGGGCTTGCGCGGGCTGCATGGGATTCAATCTGTAGTGCAGGTGACTACAAGGTCCAAGGCTCAAGTGCAACTCTGAACCCCAACGACCAATTCAATAGTTGTCTCACCCGCTTTGTCGTACATTTTCTGTTCAGGATCATCCGCTGCAGCGACTGCGACAGTGGTTTGAAGATATTGACGAGCTATGGCCTTCAGCTCTTCGTTTGACGAGACGACTGGAGCCATCCCGAGCAACGCATTCGTATATTCAGCACGAACAGCGTCCACACTCGTTGTCACCTTATCTATGAAGTGATTTGCCGCACTTTGCGCAGCCGGATCGCTCGAGCGTTTGGCTAAGGAAAGCGTAAGGTCATCCATGGCATTAACCTTTCCTTGTATGCACGATAGCTTTTTTAATGCGGTCACATAGATCTGCGTTTGTTCGGAGAATCTGTACCGGGTCGAGTTTGTAAGCCCGAGTGCAGCCAAGCCTGCCCCAGAGTTCATGAGTCCCGTCTGGTCTGCGAGTCCGCCAACGACCGCTGCCAATCCACCATACGTGGTCGCTCCGGTTGATTCCCAATTGAGTTTACTGCGCTCCAGCGCCTGCATATAAATCCTATCGCGGTACTTCCCAAGTTCTCGCTGTAGATCGAATACGCTGCGGTTACCAGCCTTCGTGGCTATCGCCCATTGATCATTGAACGAGATCAACTCGTCTTTCGTCGGAAAGGGGGCCCAGCTCTCATTTACCGTGGCGCAACCGCTTAACGCTAGCAGCAATCCCAAGGAGGTCAATAGATACTTTTTCATAGGCTAATCCTTAGCTGAAAAGTGAGGACACGCTGCCATCATCGTGATGGTAGCAGCTATAGTGAAATCTGCCCGTCGAACGCGGAGCGTGGGTTGGTCGGTCGATGCCTTGCAGTTTAGGAATGACTGAAAGTCAATATTAATTATTCCATGGAAACAGAGTGATGAAGATCTGTAGGAAAATTAATCAAAACTCTATGGTTTTTGCAGTTTCGCTGTTTGGAGTATTCATTGGGAATGCCTCGGCCGAAGAGCAGCAAAACTCGGTCTCACCTGTAGAGTTTGAGCTTGCGTCGGAAGTGCTTGCTCAGTCTGAGGTCCAGCTTGCAAATGGCGTTGTGGTCAGGGCGGCAGACTGGCCTGCTCTCATAATTGCAAGATTCTCAAGTCAAGATCGAGGGGGGCGGTTATCTAGTTGCACGGCCTCCCTGATTGGGCCAAATGTGGTTTTAACCGCCGCGCATTGTGTTGATCCACAAGTTGTGAATGGTAAGCCTTTACTCGCTTCCTTGAGGATTGGAAACCGTACTCTGAAGATGTATTGCGACATGCACCCTGACTACTCTAAAGAGCCTCTGATGGGGCTTTCTCCTCGTAGTAGTGAAGATTTTGCGCTGTGTATTGTGGATGATGGGGGGCAGCGTCCTCAGCAGCTGAGAACGATGAAGTATGAGGTGGTAGATTCTGAAGGAGCGCTGGTTCGCGGCAGTAACGTGGTAATGACTGGATATGGTTGTAAAGATTTGAGAGTCGTGAATGGAATGCCTAAGGCAGGCGAATGGGATGGTCATCTTAGGATAGGTAGCGGGGTCATTGATAAGCCGGCAGGGTCGTCGCCAGGGAGACCCTCCTACGTAACGATCAAGTCAATTGCAGGTGTTGAGCCAGCATTGTGCCCTGGGGACTCTGGTGGCCCTTTATTGTCCGGCATCACAGCGCAGGACGCAGACAATAATCGAAGAATTCGAGGCGTGAATTCAAGTATAGCTGCAGTTGAGGGCCTGTTTATTTCGCGCATTTCGGCCACTGGAACCTCTACTTTCCGCTCGTGGGCGAAAGATTGGTTGTCAAAAAATGAAAGATTTAGGCCAGAGGCGTGTGGAATTAATCTGGCGGCCGGGGAAAAGCAATGCAGATTCTAGATCGTCGTATTGAAATGGGGATCATATTGACTTTTGGTTGTGGCATGGCTTTCTCTGGAAATGATGAGAGAATACTGACGGTTCGGGCTGTCAGTGAACCCTCTCCAGAGGTTGCGCAGTTGATAGATAAAATCGCACAGCCCGTTACCGTTCCAGTTGCATCAGGCGTCACTCTTAGGGAATTAATTGTTCGTCAATGTGGTGGCGTGACAGACTCCTATATTGAGTTAATAAAAGATAAGCCTGAATTCAAGGCATCTGGTCTTGATGGTCCTCTTGAGAAGGGTGTGATACCGCTTCCGGCATGCCTATATTACTTTAAGCCGTTCAATGCTCCCCAGGTTACGGTGCGCAGTGGTGATACTGCCTATGATTTATATCGAATGAAGACTGGTGGCGGAGGCACCCAATCGGAACTGGTCGAGTTTTTTGGAACACCTATTGAAGATCTCAATAAATTGACACCTGGCAAAAAACTCCCAATCCCTGCAGTGTCACTGCCAGTTTCATTGGCTATGCGACCCGGTAGTGAAGCGCTGATTGAGGAGTTTCGCCGAATTGACCCCCAGGGTTTGACTGTACGTGAGGCTCGCAGTGTTGAAGGGGAGATAGTGATGGGGATGTCGACTGGAGAGATAGCAGCCAGCGACGATTGTGATACTCCATCTGAGCCCATGAATGCCAAAGCTGTCTATGAAGCTTACAGATTTTCTAAAGAGCTTGCGCAGGACGAAGAAATCAATGTTGCAGGTGGGCGAGCAAATCTCGCGATCGTTGACAATGGTTTTTTCGGCGCACTTTCCAATACGCCTGCAGCGAAGGCATTCGATGGCAGTCCATTTCGTCGTAAATATTTCAAGGCAGATTCTGATTACACTTTGGCTCAGGTGATTAAGCTCGATAGGGTTCTTCAGCCAATTAATTATAGTTATGGCCTTAAGCCGGATTTAGAGAGTGGGCATGGGACTCATGTTGTTGGTATTGCGCTCGGTGGTCCAGGTCTAGAGCCATACTTTGATAGAATGGGGTCAGAGCCATGGGCATCTGTTGCGATCTTGAATATTGGTGTTGGGGCCAGGAACTTGATTAAGGGGTCTCATGAGCTATTGCTTGCGCAGTTGCGTGATGATAATCGCTATAGGGTAGTAAATCTGTCAATTACGCATGATGGATTATTGGATCGCAATGTGAGAAGTAATTACCAAAATCTGTTTGCTCTTGCCGAAAATACATTGTTTGTTGTGGCGGCAGGCAATGATGGAGGTAAAGATGTGGTAGACAAGGCTATCATCCCCGCGGCGCTGGGTGGGGCAGGTATTCCAAACGTAATTACCGTTGCTGCTATAGATGGAAATCACAGACTTACAAAGTTTAGTAACGTTGGGCAAAATGCAGTTGATATGGCCGCTCCTGGCTGTGAAGTTAAGTCTTGGATATCCAATTCTAACGAAATTGTTGCGATGAGTGGAACTTCCCAGGCAACTCCTTCTGTAACAAATGAGGCGGCTTTGCAGTTGTCGCTCGCCATTAACGCAAAGGCGATTACTCTCAAGAATAGAGCCATATCTAGTGGCGACTTACTGCCTGAAAGTGAAAGGGGAAAAACTGTATATGAGGTTTCAGCTAATCCCGTGCGCTCATTGTTTTTGTTTAAAGACTATCTGGATGTCCAGGAGGGTGATTCGATTCGATCTCTTTTGGGTGAAATAATAAATATGCCCCCTGTTACCTGTCTGGTTGCTCATGGTAAAGCTCGAAAGAAAGTCGAAGATATGTTTTCTATTAAACGGACTGAGGGGAAGAGCTATTTCTTTGGCGGAATGGGAATCGGGAGGATACAGCCGCCGTGCTTGGTTGTGGATGAAGGGCAGGCTGGAATTTCATTTTCTGCTACGCATGAAATTTCATCGACTGGAGAAGTTATAGAATTAGGGGCGCCGCTTGAGAAAGTATGGCCGGTTGAAAGTGTGCGGAATTTTGTTGCTCGTACGCCTATTGACGAGCTTCGATGAAAAACTTTTTCAGTCCGTTGAGTAGGATTGGATTAGGTTTTTGAGTAAGTTTATTTGCGTGCGTTTGTAGAACTCCTCTCTCGGTATGTCAGAAGCACACACGGGATAGAGAGTTTTTCATATTCGGTCACCTCAGTTATCACCTGAGCGGTGATAACTGAGGTGCTGCGTTTTAGATAATCCCCTCCATCTCATTCAACGCCCGATACAGCTTCCCGCGCAGCGGTTCCATCAGGCAGTGGAGGTGGTCGCCGTAGAGGCGTTCGGCGTGGGCGGCGCGGAGGAGTTCCAGGAGCATTTCCAGGGCGCCGTCGATGCTGGTGAGGTTGAAGTAGGTATCGCGTAGGCCTTCCAGTTCATCGAGCAAGTGCCCCATGTCGTTCAGCTTGGTATCGAAGTTGTTGGCCTTGAGCAGGGCACTGTCTGCGCCGCGCAGCAGATTGAAGTGGGCGAGAAGATCGCGAAGTCGATCGAGGGCGTTCACTGCCATGGTGGTTCTCCAGAGAGTTGGTCCTTGGCCGTCCACCACTTCTGCCACGAGTGGAGGACAGAGCCGTGCGGGTTGGCGGACCAGTCTCTGGGCTGGCGGGGCCGGGAAGCCCCCCGCGCACGGCTCGTCCATCGTGAACGTAGCAATGCCTCGGGCACAAAAAACCGCCGAAGCGGCGGTTGTGTCCGCCAGAGATGCACCGGGCCGCCAAGCCCAGTCTGCTGCCGTAACAGCATTGGCGGCACCGTACGAGCGACCCGCGAAGGCTAGCAACCTGAGTTCGTTGTTGAAATTTCCGAAGGGCTGAGCGGCCTGTAGGCCGATGCCTCAGTGCGCCACCAGGTGCTCCAGCAACTTGGTCCTGATGTGCTCCAGGTCCGCCTCACTGAACCCCAACAATTCCCTTTGGCTGTACTGCACCTCCGGCGCTCGCCGGCCGGGGCGGTCGCGCAAACCGTACTGGTGGATGCGGGCGAGGCGCGCGGTGCGGCCGAGGAAGCCAATAGCGATGCGCTCGGCGGTGCTCTGCAGCTTGAGGTGCCGGGCGGTGCGCAGCTTGCTGAACATCTTGCGGCGGATACGGCCGGCCTTGCTGCGCAGCTTGCGGGGTTTGCGCGGGGCGTAGGCGCTGCCGTCCGGGTTGCGCTGGCTGGCGATGCGTTGCTGCTGGCTGCGGCGCAGGTCGCGGGCGATGGTTTGGGTGAGGCGCCGGCGCTCGGTGGGGCCTAGTTTGACCAGGAGGGTGCCGGCCCAGTCTTCCAGGGCCTGGAGGTTACTGGACACGGATTGGCCCTGGGTGCGGAGTTTCCAGGTCTACGCCTGTGGGTGGCGCGCTGTTCCAGGCGGCGAGCAGGGTGCTGCCGTTGTAGAGGGCGTAGCGTGCTTCGGGCAGGTGCGGGGTGAGTGGCGGCTCTTCTGGGTGGTCCAGCTCAAGGCGGCCATCGGTCTGCTGGCGGACGATGACGCGCTCGGTGAGGGGCAGGGTGATGGAGAGGTCCACCTTGCTGTTGTCGAGGCGATCGGCTTCGAAGGCGATGGCGTCCTTGCCCTTGTCGAGGTTGGCCAAGAGCTCCGGCTGGTGGACGCGCAGCCAGGCCAGCAGGGGCACGGCGATGGCATCTGCATGGCCTGCGTAGTCGGTGAAGATGAGGTTGAGGCTGTAGCTGTATTCGAAGGAGAGGCCGGCTGCGGCTGTGCTGCGGATTTTGCCGTTGTCGATGAACAGCAGCAGGCGCTCGGGGTTATGGGTGAGCTCGGGGATGCTGGCCAGCAGGTGGCTGCGCAGGGAGTCGGGCTTGTTCATGCGCGGTACCAGCCGGCGGCGTTCATGTCGGCCACGCTGAGTCTGCGCAGGTCGCCGATGACGACGGCGCACTGGATGTGCGGGTGAACCTTTTTCAGGTGCGCGGCGAACAGCAGGACGGCTTCCCGGGGTGTGCCTTCGGGCAGGGCGAAGATGTCGCCGTTCTGGGGGCTGAGCTGGCGGATCTGCTTGAGGGTGATCATGCCGCTTGCTCCTGGGCATGGCGCTGGTAGGCGCGCTCCAGCTTCACGTCGTAGAGGTTCCGCTGGTAGGCCGGGCCGTTGTAGAGCTTGGCGAAGGTGGCCCAGCGCTTGCCGCGCAGCGCCTTGAGCAGGGCCGGGTCGGTTTCGATGAAGCGGGCGAAGGCTTCGAATTGCTGGTTTTCGCCGGCCTCCATTTCCGCGACGAAGGCCTGGACGTTGGCATAGCCGAGGCGCTGCCAGTGAAAGCCCATGATCTGGAAGGCGCCCCAGCTGGCGGACTCCAGGGCGCAGGTGTCGTCCAGGAGGCGGGCGTGGGCCAGACGCTGGTGCTCGGCGGTGCCGCCGGCGTAGCCACCCGGGCGCGGGTTGACCAGGTTGGGGTGGAGTGCGGCCAATTCGTCCGCGTGGATCTGCAGGACGGCCGCATCATTCTCGTCGCTGCGCGGGGTGCGTAGCTGGCGGTACATGATGTGGCGCTCGAAGAGGATGGCGGGCTTGCCGTTGCCGAGGAAGCCCTGGCCGCGGCTTTCCACTTCGTTCACCGCGTAGATGGTGGCCAGTTCCACGTCCAGACGCTGGGCTACACCCAGCAGCATGTTGTGGTGGAGCAGGCGGGCGTTGCCTGTGCCGGCGAGGGTGGCCAGCGTCTTCGGGCCGGCGATGCCGTCGGCGACCAGGCCGACGCGGCGTTGGTAGGCGCGCACGGCGGCTTCGGTGGCGTCGCCGAAGTGGCCATCCACGTAGAGCTGGGCACCGGCGCGGTTGAGTTGCTGCTGCAGTTGGCTCACGGCCTGGCCACGGTGGCCGTGGCGGATGAGGGTCATTGCGGATCTCCATTCTGGGTGAGGTGGCGCCGGGCGGCGGCGCGCACGCCTTCCACGCCGAGCAGGCCGATGACGCCACCGAAGAAGGGCGCGGCGCTGGCCGGGATGGCGATGAGCTGCAGGCCGGCGCTGGCGGAAAGGGTGATGGCGCCGCAGAGCGGTGCCTCGAGGCTGACCTGGCGCCAACCGCCACCGCCGTAGAGCACGCGCAGTGCCGCGATGAAGGTGCCAAGGCAGGCGGCGTAAACGGCGGGCCAGTGCTCTTCGAGCCAGGCGGCGAACCAGGCCCAGTGTTCGGGTTTGTCGGGCATGGGGTGCTCCTGTGTCAGTCCCAGAGCTGCACCATGCGGCGCTGGGGCTGCGGTGCCTGGGGTGGAAGGTTGAGGGTGGTGCCCAGCGGCAGTACGGCGCCCAGTTCGGCCAGGCCGGGGTTGGCTTCGAGCACGGCCTCGGTGACGCCGGCGGTGCGGCCGTAGTGGCGCCAGCAAATGGCGTCGAGGGTGTCGCCCTGCTGGGCAATGACCTGGTCCATCAGATGAGCTCCACGGTGGTGCGGGGCAGGCCCAGCAGGTCGCGGATGGCCCAGCGCTGGTCGCGGCGTAGTTCGTCGATGCTGGGGGTGAGGGCGTCGGCCTTGGCATGGCCATCGGCGCTGCTGTCCAGGGCGCGGTAGCGTTCGGTGAGTTCGGCGCCGGCGCCGCAGTAGAGGGCGCGGCGGTAGAGGATGAGCAGCCGGCTCTGGCCGTCGACCTGGTCGGCCGGAACATCTTCCAGGGCGGCGCAACCGAGCGCCTGGTGGCGGGCCTTGAACGCGGCCAGCTCGTGGTTGGTGTCGAGCATGGCATTGAGGGCGGCCGCCTTGAGGCGGGCATCGGTGATGGAGGCGTCGAGGCGCAGGACAGCGCGCATGTCTTCGCCGTCGATGTCTGGCCACCAGCCGTCGTTCTTGAGGGTAAAGCCGGTGGGTGTGCCGCCGGCGATGAATCCGCTCATGGGGACTCCTTGGGTCGGCGGTGGTTGGGGCCGCACGTTGCTCACTTCGCAATCGCAAGCGTGGATTGGCCCCGAGCCGCCGGGGTTGCGGGGGACCGCTCGGTTAGCTGCCGGTGGCAGCGAGTTTCTTCTGCAGGCGTTCGGCCTGTTCCAGGTCTTTTTTGCCGCCACAGGCGCTGTGCAGTTCGATGGCCTGCTTGAGCAATTCGATGCCCGCCTTCACCTGCCCGGGGCGACCGGGCTCCTGCTCGGTGAGGCCGGCGAGGGTGGCGCGGCCCATGGCAAGGTGGAGCTTGGCGCGGACTTCGTCGGGCATGTCCTGGTCCACGGTGAGCAGGGCGGTGCGGTGGAGGATGCCGAGGTCGAAAGGCTCGCCGGTTTTCTGCGCCTTGAGGGCGGCCTCTGCGATTTCTTCGGCCACCAGGCAGCCGGTGGTGCGTTGGAAGCGGTCGGGCATCGGCAGGTTGTGCTCGAGCACGTAGGCGGCGATGTCCAGGGCGCCGCGGTACTCGCCGGCGTCGATGTGCCAGACCATCAGGGTGGTGAGGACTTCGTCCTGGGCGCCCTTGCCGGCGGCGAGCACACCCTGGATGTAGGGGGCGTACTCGGGCAGCAGCTGGCGTTTGAGTTCGGCCTTGCCCTGGTTGGACTGGATCTGCCGCAGGCGCAGGCGGTGCTGGGTGAGCTGGGCCAGTTGCAGTTCGTAGGCGTTGGCGCCTTCCATGCTGTCGTCGCGGTCGGCCTGGGAGGCGGCGAGGGCGGCGTTGATGCGCAGGTAGTGGCGGCGGGCCGGGCTGCTCATGGTCAGTCCTCGATCTGAATGTTTTCCGCCAGGCTGGCGGCGGCCAGCTCTTCGATCACATAGCTTTCGTTGACCGACTCGTAGTTCTCGATGCGGTCGCGGGCGGCGTGGTCGACGAGGGTGCGGCGGCGGGTTTCCAGCTGCCAGTAGATGGAGAGGTTTTCCAGCGGGGTGATCATTAGCCCGTTGGCCGGGAAGTAGGGCACGCGCACGGCGGGCAAGTTACCCAGGCGCTTCTGGCTGGTGACCACGTCGGCGGCGAGCATTTCGCTGGGGGCATGCTGCTGGTTGATGATGGGGAAGTACTTGTCGGCCAGCAGCTTGCGGCCGCAGATGGCGACCAGGCGGGTGTCTTCCTGGAAGACGGGGTGGATGAACTCCTCGATCATGTCGAAGACCAGGGCGTCGAGGTTCTTGTAGTCGCCGCCACTGCCGATGCGGATCTTGCCGCTGCCTTCCTTGCCTTCTTTCATCACGCGAGCGGCGTTTTCGACACGCATTTTCTGCAGCCAGCCGATGTTCACGTCCTGCAGGAGCGGGTTCTTGGCCTTGCTGGAGGTGGCCACGCGGCTGGTGCCGTTCCAGCCGATCATGATCCGCGCCAGGGCCTGGTTGTGGACGATGAGGTTGCGGATGCGAGTCTGGAAGTCAGCGAACTTGGCCCAGGCATCGAGCTTCTGGTAGCGGATGTGGGTGTCGAAGTTGGTCTGCTCGCAGCGGTAGCGGCGCTGGTCGAGGCCGGTCGGGTCGCTGGTCTGACGCGCCTGTTTCTCGGTGTCGGTGGTGCTGGCGGTCGGGCTGTCGATGTCCAGGCCGACTTTCTCGCCTTCCTGCTCGCGCACGCCGTAGACGTTGACGCGGGACAGGAACGAGCTGGATTCCTGGATGCGGGTTTCCAGCTTCTGTTCGACAGTGGGTTCGACGTTGAATTTCTTGCTGACGTCGGGCACGCCGTTGAGCTGGCCCAGCTGCTGGGTGAAGGCGTTGTAGAGGACTCGGGTTTCGTTGCGCATGGGGTTCTCCGGTGCGGGCGGGCTGGTCAGCAGTCGGTGAGGATCTGGCCGTTGTCGCCGGTGGCCGGCGGGCGTTGAGGTTGCTCGGGGTCTTCGCTCTCGGTGAGCTGCTGCTTGAGGGCGGCGAAGTCGGTGCTGAGCTGGATGAGCTGTTGCTTGAGCACCGTGACTTCCTGGGCGGTGCTGGCGGCGGCCTGGCTCTGTTCGTCGGCGAAGGTGAGCAGGCCGGTGAGGGCTTCGCCCAGCTCGGCGAATTGGGTGTCGTCCTGGTCGTGCTTGGTTTTCTGGCGGCCGAGCAGGCCGTTGACCTTGTCCAGCAGCTCCTTGAAGCGGCTGGGGGCTTCGGTGACCTCCTCAAATTCGAGCTCGACTTCGATGGCCTCGGTGAACATGGCGGTGGCCGAGTAGTGACGGTCGCGGAAGGGGCTGGCTTCGGGCTTTTCGGCGCTGAAGGCGAGCACGTCGGTGCCGAGGCTCGCCGGGGAGTCGGTGACGGCCATGCCGACCAGGTAGGCCTCGCCTGTGTCGGCGAAGTTCTCGTCCAGTTCGATGGAGGTGTAGATCTTCTGCTTGGCCTTGTTGAGGGCGATGAGGTCGGCGGTGGGTTCGATCTGGGCAAACAGGGCGAGCTTGCGTTCGCCGTTGATGTCGACCTCTTCGGCCTTGACCGCCAACACGTCGCCGTAGGCGCGGAAGGGCGCGTCTGGTAGCAGGCTGCGCAGGTGCTCCAGCCAGATGCGGGCGCCGTAGGTGCTGCGGTTGAAGTTGCGGGCGGCCTGTTCCAGCCAGTTGCGCTTGATGGTGCGTTTGTCGGTGGTGGCGCCTTCGACGGCGACACGGAACCATTTGGAGCGGAATTTCTTCATGGGGGAATGCCCTCAAGGCCTGATTGGCGTTGAGGGCATGGTCGGGAGACGGGCTGGGCCGGGCAACGAGCCGGGCTTGTAGGGGGCGTTTCTACAAGCCGCGCCACTACAGAGGGTCGCGCGCGTGGCGGCAGCATCGGGGCCATGAATGCCGCCGTTGAAATCCCGCTTCGTGACGATCGCCGCCAGTCCAGGTTCCTGTACTGGATGGGCTGGCGACTCTGCGAAATCGCTCAGCACCTGGAGCTGAACGAGAAGACCGTCCACGCCTGGAAAACCCGCGATGGCTGGGACCGCGCCGACAATGTGGAGCGCATCGGCGGGGCCCTGGAGGCGCGCCTGGTGCAGCTGATCCTGAAGGACGGCAAGAGCGGCGGCGACTTCAAGGAGATCGATCTGCTGCACCGCCAGCTGGAGCGGCAGGCGCGCATCCAGCGCTACCAGGGCGGCGGTACCGAGACGGAGCTGAACCCGAAGCTGGCGGCACGGAACGAGGCGCCGAAGCGCAAGCCCAAGCGCAACGAGATCGATGAGGAGCTGACTTCGAGGCTGGTCGAGGCGTTTCTAGACGGCTGCTTCGACTACCAGAAGGACTGGTACCGGGCGGGTAATCAGCGCACCCGCGTGATTCTGAAGAGCCGGCAGATCGGCGCGACCTTCTACTTCGCCCGGGAGGCGCTGATCGATGCGCTGACCACGGGGCGCAACCAGATTTTCCTGTCGGCCTCGAAGAATCAGGCGCACATCTTCAAGGGGTACATCCAGGCGTTCGCGCGGGAGGTGATTGGCGTCGAGCTCACGGGCGACCCGATCACCCTGTCCAACGGCGCCGAGCTGCACTTCCTGGGCACCAGTGCGCGCACCGCGCAGGGCTACCACGGCAATTTCTACTTCGACGAGTTTTTCTGGACCTACCAGTTCAAGCAGCTGAACAAGGTCGCCAGCGCCATGGCGATGCAGAAGCAGTACCGCCGGACGTATTTCTCCACGCCCAGCTCGATGGCGCACGAGGCGTACAGTTTCTGGACCGGGGAACGCTTCAACAAGGGCAAGACGGCCGCGCAGCGCATCGAGCTGGATGTGAGCCATGCCGCGCTGCAGCAGGGGCGGCTGTGCGAGGACCGCATCTGGCGGCAGATCGTGACCATCCTGGATGCGGAGCAGGGCGGTTGCGACCTGTTCGACATCGAGGAGCTGCGCCTGGAGTACGACGCCGAGGCGTTCCTGAACCTGCTGATGTGCCAGTTCGTGGATGACGGCGCCTCGATCTTCCCGCTGACGATGCTGCAGCCCTGCATGGTGGACAGCTGGGAGCAGTGGGCGGAGGACTACAAGCCGTTTGCGTTGCGCCCCTTCGGCGATCGCCAGGTGTGGGTGGGCTACGACCCCGCCGAGACCGGCGACAGTGCCGGCCTGGTGGTGGTGGCGCCGCCGGCGGTACCGGGCGGCAAGTTCCGCGTGCTGGAGCGGCACCAGTTCCGTGGGATGGACTTTGCCGCCCAGGCCGAGGCGATCCGTAAGGTAACCCAGCGCTACTGGGTGACTTACATCGGCATCGATACCACGGGGCTGGGCTCCGGCGTGGCGCAGCTGGTGCGGCAGTTCTTCCCGAACCTGACGACCTTCAGCTACTCGCCGGAGGTGAAGACGCGCCTGGTGCTGAAGGCCTACGACGTGGTGAAGAACGGCCGCCTGGAGTTCGACGCGGGCTGGACGGACTTCGCCCAGTCCCTCATGGCCATCCGCAAGACCATCACCGCTGGCGGTCGCCAGTTCACCTACAGCGCCGGCCGCAACGACGCCACCGGCCACGCTGACCTGGCCTGGGCGCTGTTCCACGCGCTGCACAACGAGCCGCTGGAAGGGCAGACCGCCGCCAATACCGGATTCATGGAGATCAACTGATGACCGAAACCACTGCCGTGGCCCCGCGCACGGAGCTGTTCACCTTTGGCGACCCTGTGCCCGTCCTGGATGGCCGCGAGGTCCTGGACTACCTGGAGATCTGGAACAACGGCCGCTGGTATGAGCCGCCGGTGTCGCCGGATGCGCTGGCCAAGTCGGTGCGGGCCGGGGTGTTCCTGCAGTCGGGCCTGAACTTCAAGCGCAACATGCTGGCGAAGACCTTCATTCCACACCGGCTGCTGTCGCGGCAGGCCTTCGAGCAGTTCGCCCTGGACTGGCTGACTTTCGGCAACGCCTACCTGGAGATGCGCCGCAACCGGCTGAAGGGGCCGCTCGGCCTGCAGCCGACGCTGGCCCGCTACATGCGCCGTGGGCTGGACCTGGACCGCTTCTACATGATCCGTGGTTGGCAGGAGGAGCATACCTTCGAGAAGGGCAGCATCTGCCACCTGCGGGAAGCGGACATCAACCAGGAGGTGTACGGCCTGCCGGAGTGGTTCGTGGCGCTGCAGAGCGCGCTGCTGAACGAGTCCGCCACGCTGTTCCGCCGGCGCTACTACAACAACGGCAGCCACGCCGGCTTCATCCTCTACATGACCGACGCCGCGCAGAACGAGCAGGACATCGCCGACCTGCGCACGGCGCTGAAGAGCGCCAAGGGGCCGGGCAACTTCCGCAACCTGTTCGTCTACTCACCCAGCGGCAAGAAGGACGGCATCCAGCTCATCCCGGTGAGTGAGGTGGCCGCCAAGGACGAGTTCGGCTCGATCAAGAACATCAGCCGCGACGACATGCTGGCGGCGCTGCGCATCCCGCCGCAGCTGATGGGGATCGTGCCGGTGAACGCGGGCGGGTTTGGTTCGATCAAGGATGCGGCGGAGGTGTGGACGGCGAACGAGCTGGAGCCGGTTCAGGCGCGGCTCCAGCAGGTGAATGAGTGGGTGGGGGAGGAGGTGGTGAGGTTTGGGTGAAGCGAGCCCTTGGTAGTAGGGGGTGGATGGCAGCATAAGTCACTGAATATTATGCGAATTAATTTGTGTATTGTTGTGCGTAAAATTATGCGTATACTTGTGGTGCAGCGCATGCACATACTGATTACGACCGAATCTAAAGCTGACTATTACCGAATCTAAAGCTGACTACGACTGAATCTACAGCTGACTATTACTGAATCTATTAGAGGCATCGCGCCCATGAGTGCACTCCTAGACCGGGCTGAGCAGGCAGTGTCCGCTACCGCCATGGTCCGTAGCTTCGGAGCGAAATTGAAGGAGGTTACCAGCGGTGAGGTATCCCACCTGGTGATCTTTAAGGACAACGAGCCGGCAGCAGTTCTGGTGGGGGTGGATACCTACCAGTCTCTGCAGGATGAGCTCGAAGACCTTCGCGCCGAAAGACTGGCCATCGAGCGCCTGTCCACCCTGGACGAGAAAAATACAGTGAGCCTTGAGGACATGGAGGCTCGCTTCAGCTAGGCATCAGCCAATGAATTGGAGCGTTAGGTTTCACCCAGAAGTTGAGCAAGACCTCAAGCAGCTCGGAAGCGCTGAAGCTAAGAGAGTCCTGAAAGTGATACGCGAACGTATTGCTGAAGGAGAACCAGACAAGATCGGCAAGCCCCTTCGCGGAGCCTTGGCCGGTCACCGCCGGATTCGGACAGGTGACGTACGTATCATCTACCGCATCAATGGCACCGAGATCGTCTTGGTACTGTGTGTAGGTGCTCGTCGTGACGACGAGGTTTACGACTCGGCGACCAAGCGCGTTTGATCTAAACCCCGCCTCGGCGGGGTTTTTCATTCCTGAACCTCTGCGGACCCTAGGTAAGCGTCCAGCCAAGTCACCTTCCGAACTCCAGCATTAAGGGCGATGGTGTCCGCGTATTTTTAAGCGGACGCGATAGCCCTTATCGCCGGGATTTCCATGCGCCAACGAAGCTCTTACCCCAAACCGTTCAAGGCCCAGGTTGTTCAGGAGTGCCTGCAACCCGGTGCGACCGTCTCCAGCGTTGCCATCAGCCACGGCATCAACGCCAACGTCATTCGCAAGTGGCTGCCGCTTTACCGAGATCAGCCACCAGCGGCGTTGCCGGCGTTCGTTCCATTGAGGGCCATGCCTAAACGAACAACTGAGGCGTTCGCAATCATTGAGTTGTCCCTTGGCGAGCAAGCGGTCACAGTGAAATGGCCAGCCTCCGATCCTGAAGGCTGCGCCTGCTTTGTGCGTGGGCTCACCCCGTGATCCGCATCGATACCATCTGGCTCGCCACCGAGCCGATGGACATGCGCGCCGGTACCGACACCGCGTTGGCGCGTGTGGTGGCCGTGTTCGGTGCGGCGAAGCCGCACTGCGCCTATCTCTTCGCCAACCGCCGCGCCAACCGCATGAAAGTCCTGGTGCATGACGGCGTGGGTATCTGGCTGGCTACGCGGCGCTTGAACCAGGGCAAGTTTCACTGGCCGGGCATCCGGCACGGCTCGGAAGTCGAACTCGGCACCGAGCAACTTCAGGCTTTGGTACTGGGTCTACCCTGGCAGCGGGTCGGTGCAGCCGGCGCGATCACAGTGCTGTAGCACCTGCCATTAGCCCATCGGTTTATCTCCGCTGACCGCCTGCTCTGGCACAATCAGCGGCATGACTGCCTCGCCCAATCTCGACCAACTGACACCTGAACAGCTGCGCGCACTGGCCGCGCAGCTGCTCACGCAGGTCGACATGATGGGTAAGAAGATCCACCGCGACCAAACGGTTATCGAGAACCTCACCCACGAAATCGCCATCCTCAAGCGGCACAAGTTCGCCAAGCGCAGCGAGCAACTGAGCCCTGACCAGGGCAGCCTGCTGGAAGACCTGCTCGACACCGACATCATGGCCATCGAAGCCGAGCTGAAAGCCGTCAATCCTACGGTTGCCCCAGCCGAACCACGCCAACAGCCCAAGCGCACACCGCTGCCAGCGCAATTCCCGCGCACCGTGATCCATCACGAACCGGACACCACCCAGTGCGCCTGCGGCTGCCAGCTGCAACGCATCGGTGAAGACGTCAGCGAAAAGCTGGATTACACGCCGGGCGTGTTCACCGTCGAACAGCACGTACGTGGGAAATGGGCCTGTCGCCAGTGCGAAACACTGATCCAGGCACCAGTGCCGGCCCAGGTGATCGACAAGGGCATCCCCACCGCCGGCCTCCTGGCTCACGTGATGGTGGCCAAATTCGCCGACCACCTGCCGCTGTACCGGCAGGAAAAGATCTTCGGCCGTGCCGGCCTGGCTATCGCTCGTTCGACGCTGGCGCAGTGGGTCGGGCAAACCGGCGTGCAGCTCCAGCCGCTGGTCGATGCACTGCGCGAAGCCGTGCTGGGCCAACGCGTGATCCATGCTGACGAAACCCCGGTGCAAATGCTCGCGCCGGGCGAGAAGAAAACCCATCGGGCTTACGTCTGGGCCTACAGCACCACGCCCTTCGCCGATCTGAAAGCCGTGGTCTACGACTTCAGCCCCAGTCGTGCCGGCGAGCATGCGCGCAACTTCCTCGGCCAGTGGAATGGCAAGCTGGTCTGCGACGACTTCGCTGGCTACAAGGCCGGTTTCGAGCAAGGCATCACCGAAATCGGCTGCATGGCCCACGCCCGCCGCAAGTTCTTCGATCTTCACGCGGCGAACAAAAGCCAACTGGCCGAACAGGCACTGCACGCGATTGGCGGCTTGTACGAAATCGAACGGCAAGCACGGGACATGAGCGATGAAGAACGCGGGCGAATACGGCAGGAAAAAGCTTCGCCGATCCTCGACGCGCTGCATGACTGGATGCTGGCCCAGCGTGATCGGGTGCCCAACGGATCAGCAACGGCGAAAGCCTTGGATTACAGCCTCAAACGCTGGCTGGCACTGACTCGCTATGTCGAGGATGGTGCTGTGCCCATCGACAATAATCCGGTCGAGAACCAGATTCGGCCATGGGCGCTAGGCCGCTCGAACTGGTTGTTTGCCGGATCGCTACGCAGCGGAAAACGAGCGGCGGCGATCATGAGCCTGATCCAGTCGGCCCGCATGAACGGACATGATCCGTATGCCTATCTCAAGGATGTGCTGACACGACTGCCGACGCAGCGGGCAAGTGAGATCGATCAACTGCTGCCGCATCAGTGGATACCTGCCTGAATCACGCAAGGTGAGTTCGGCGTACGCTTACGACCCTAGCGTATTGCTCGGCGGAGTTTTCGATGAGATTTCTTCTGTTCCCCTAAACAGCGCTGGGCCACTCGAATAACCAGCACCTGACGCTCTTGCCAGTGATTCGGCTGTCAACGGGGTGGTTCTTGCGCAGGCAGCGCGGGTTGTGACTCTGCCAGAGCGCCTGGCGCAGCGCGGTGTCGAAGATGAGCGAGTGGCCGTGCTGAGCTAGCAATCGGGCCAGTTCGGGCAGGTTGACCCCCAGCACGTTTGGCGCTTTGGCGTGGTTGTAGTCCACGCCTTTTCCATCGAGAAAGGTCAGGGCCTCCCAGAACACCTTAAGTACATCCGGGGCCTTTGGCGCGGCGCGGCCAAGGCTATCGATATCGGGGGTAGGCAGGCCCAGGGCATCAGAGACGTCGGCAAGTTGCTGGTGGATCAGCTTGCGCAGCTCCGGGTCGCGAGTGCGATAGAGCTCTTTGCCCAGGGACAGGCGCAGTCGATGGTTGGAGATGCGCGAGGCTGCCGCCGAGCGATTGCCCGTTTGGTAGCGGCCTGTCTTGCGGATGGTGGGCAGGACTTCGTGAGTCACCCAGCGCTTGAAACGTTGAGCGGACGGTTTGCGGCTGCGCAGGATGGCCGAGTAGAGGCCGGCCTCGTTCACGATCAGTACGTCCTGGTCACCGCCAAGGGTACTCACAATGTGAGTACCCTTTTCATCATCCTCTAGATTCCGAGCCATGTTTCCGGCATCGCGATACTCAAGCGCAATCGCCAAGTCGCTCGCGACGAACCACAGTTCGCCGTCTTCGCGGGTCAGCACGCGAACCGGCAGCGTTTCGAACTCAAACAGTACGGGCAAGCTCAT